ATAAAGACAACTGATAACGCTGCTATTTCTGGCGAGGTTGAAATTACTGACGGTGTTGGCAATTCAACAGGGATTAGTATAAGCAATGATGGTAGCCTTACTGCCACAGGTCAGGTTACTGCCGATAGTTTCGTTGGGGATGGTTCGGGTCTTACAAATGTATCAAGTGCGGTTAGTTCGGTAAACACCCAAACAGGCGCAGTTGTACTTGACACAGATGATATATCAGAGGGTACTACCAATCTTTACTACACAGACACAAGGGTTTCAGCTAATACAGACGTTGTTGCCAACACAGCTAAAAATAGTTATCCAACAGCCGATGCGACTAAACTCGCAGGTATTGAGGCAGGCGCAGAAGTAAACCCAACATCAACAGATGAACTTTCAGAGGGGAGTACAAACTTGTATTATACAGACGCAAGAGTAAGCGCAAACTCTGATGTGGTTGCTAATACTGCTAAGAACTCATACCCTACTGCTGATGCCACCAAACTTGCAGGAATCGAAGCAGGTGCAGAGGTTAATCCAACGGCAAGTGAAATAAAAACTGCATACGAAAGCAATTCAGACACAAATGCTTTTACAGACGCAGAGAAAACAAAGTTAAGTGGAATTGAAAGCGGTGCAGAGGTTAACGATGTTACAAGTGTAAATACACAAACAGGTGCAGTAGTATTGGACGCTGACGATATTGATGACACAGCCACAACCAATAAGTTTACAACAGCAAGTGATATATCAAAATTAAGCGGTATTGAAGCAGGTGCTGACGTAACAGACGCAACTAATGTAGCTGCCGCAGGTGCTTTGATGAGTGGTACTGCTGTTATAAGCGACTTGAATGATGTAGCGAGTACAACTCCCACAGACGGACAAGTACTTACTTATGACACAACAAATGGTTGGCAACCTGAAACACCAAGCGCAGGTGGTGCGGTTGATAGTGTCAACGGACAGACAGGTACTGTTGTGCTTGACGCCGACGACATAGATGACACAGCGACTACAAATAAATTCACTACTGCTGCTGATATTAGTAAATTGGCAGGGATAGAAGCAGGAGCAGAAGTCAATGATGTAAACTCTGTAAATGGACAGACAGGAGCGGTAAGTTTAGACACAGCAGATTTAACAGATGTTTCCACAACAAGCCCAACAAATGGACAGGTATTACAATATAGCACTACAACAAGCAAATATGAGCCTGTAACTTTAAGTTCAACAGCACCTGTTGATAGTGTGAATGGGCAAACAGGAGCGGTTGTTTTAGATGCGGACGATATAAGTGATGCTACAACAACAAACAAATACACTACAGCTTCTGACATAACTAAACTTGCAGGAATAGAAGCAAATGCAGACGTTACGGACAGCGCAAATGTTACCACCGCTTTAGGAAGTATATCTGTTACTGCACACAGTGATGTTACTGACGCAGGGAGTGGGTCTATAATAACCTCAGCAGAGCGCACTAAACTAAGCGGTATAGAAACTGGCGCAGATGTTACTGATACAGCAAACGTAACGACAGCTCTAAATTCAATATCCATAAAAGAATTAAGCGATGTATCATCCACAAGCCCAACAGACAATCAAGTACTTCAATTCAATAGTACAAGTGGCGAATATGAGCCAGCTACCATAAGCACTACTGCGCCTGTAGATAGCGTAAATGGTCAGACTGGAACTGTAGTATTGGATGCTGATGATATTAGCGATGCGGCTACAACTAACAAGTTCACAACCGCAAGTGATATTTCTAAGTTAGCTGGTATTGAGGCGGGTGCTGATGTGACTGATAGTGCAAATGTAACAACAGCCTTAGGTGGCATTTCAGTTACCGCTCACTCTGATGTAACAAGTGCAGGTAGCGGTTCTATTATAACAAGTGCCGAGAGAACTAAACTAAGCGGTATTGAAGCAGGTGCAGAAGTAAACACGGTTGATAGTGTGAATACTCAAACTGGCGCAGTAGTGTTAGACGCTGACGATATTAGTGATAGCACCACTACGAACAAGTGGGCTACTGCTGCTGAAAAAACTAAAGTTGGACACATCTCTGTTACCCAAGCTGTTGATTTAGACACAATGGAAAGCGACATCGCTACCAACAATGCTAAAAACAGCTACCCAAGTGCAGATGCTACAAAGGTCGGTCATATAAGCGTTACGCAGGCGGTTGACCTTGACACTATGGAGAGCGATATTGCGACTAACAACGCAAAAGTTTCAAACGTAACAACCAACCTAACCACAAGTACCACAACTACAAATGTTACCGTAAATTCAAGTGATGGAACAGATGCTACAATAAATGCAGCAAGTGGTACAGCCGCAGGTGTGATGACTACTGCCGACAAGAACAAACTTGACGGTATTGCCGCAGGTGCGGAGGTAAATGTAAACGCAGATTGGAATGCAGTAAGTGGTGATGCACAGATTTTAAACAAACCAACTATCCCAACAGCTACAAGCGATTTAACAAACGATAGTGGTTTTATTACAGCATCATCAACCGATACGCTAACAAACAAAAGCGGTAGCAATAACCAATGGACAAACGATGCAGGTTACTTGACAGGCAACGAAACAATCACTTTATCAGGCGATATTACAGGAAGTGGAACGACAGCTATAACAGCATCAATAGCTTCAAATACAGTAGGCGCAGACGAATTAAACGTAAGTGGAAATGGCACAAGTGGACAAGTCTTGTCTTCGGATGGCGATGGCTCGTTTAGTTGGGTTGCGCAAGGTGGCACATACACACCGAGTGCGATTAGTACTGCCACAACTGCGGTAAAAGATTATTTGTATATTTTAACAGCAAGTCTTACATTGACACTTCCCGCAAGCCCAAGTGCAGGGGATAGCATTAAGATTGCAAATTTAAGTGGTGTAGCTACTTGTGTGATTGGCAGAAATGGAAGTAACATAATGGCTACGGCAGAGGATATGACTTTAGATGATAATACAGCAAATTTTGAATTAATATATACTAATGCAACTCAAGGTTGGGTTGTTATTGGTGCAAACTAAAAAACTATGAGTAATTTCACAGACTTTTTCCCAAGTGCAGCAGGTACTGCAGAAATAACAAACCCCGATAAGCTGCCATTGAGTTTTATAGCTACAGGTTCCACATCTTCTTTGCCGTATATGTGGCATTCATTTTCAAATTTTTCAGGAACACCTAATTATAGTAATGACACTACTGATGATTTAATACTAGGGACAGGCTCAAACGCTTCTCCATATAATGGGACAGCGGTGCAATCAGTAAACGGTACAGAATATACTCTTTTAAATATAACAAGTGGAAGTGGATATTTATGTAATGTTGCAACAGCAATTACAGAAAGAGGTACAACTATGAATCAAAAAATTGTTATTATTGTAGATGGCACTACTTATACATACGATTATAATGCAGGAATTGATACAACCTTTGACGGTTTTTATAACAGACTATTTTGGGGTTTTTTTGCAGGAGGAAGTAGCTCTCAATATAATCATATGGGGGATAGTGCCACTACAGGTTTGATGGGGAATGGGGGTGGTCCTATTTACGGAAATTCAAGCCTGCCAACTTTTATTTACACTTTAAGTAGTAATAGTTATTCAAGAGTTTTTAGCGCACACGAGTTTAAAATGTATAATTTACCAAGATTAAGATTTGAAAGCAGTTTGGTTGTAAAAGTGACAACATCAAATTTATACACTACGACAGGCTATGCGGCAACAGGAGGGGCAACATACTATTTAGACTCAACCCCCATATAATTTATAAACTTATAAAATTATGATAATTGAGAATTTAACAAGACCGAACGAAACTCCACAAGACCAAGACTTGTTGAGATATACATACGACAATGGTACTGTTGTTGAAAAGCGTTACATAGAGGAAAAAGCACCGACACAAGACGAAATAATTGCAACAGAACGCCAATGGAGGGATGGCGAATTAAAATCAACAGATTGGATAGTTTCTGTAACAGACCACCCACAGCACGCTGCTTATTTAGTGTACAGGGAGGAATTGAGAAACTACCCACAGCAAACTGATTTTCCTAATGGCGAAAGACCAACAAGACCGTAATGAGTTATATAGTTAAAAAATACGAGTTTGAAAGCGAGGAACAAGCTGATACAAAAATATCTGCACTTGAAGACAGAGGGCATACTTTTGTAAAACTTGGCTTTTTGCCTATTACAGAGGTTCAATTTGACGAGGATGGGAATCCAATACAGCAAGGCGAATACAGCGATAAGTATTCCGTTGACGTATTGTGGTCAGGATTAGACGAAAGCCCTTATGGGTGGAAGTCTTACGAGGTATCTGTAGAGGGCAACGGAGTACACACGTTTTCAGGGTACGATTATAAAGGATAAGATATGGCGGAGTTGTCGAAAGATACAAAGTTTAATATGAGTATCGAGAGCATCGTTACTCTTGTGATAGCGATTAGTACAGCAACAGGGTTTTACTTTAGCCTAAAGGCGCAAATTGACCAAGCTATGGAACTCCCTGAACCTGTTATCTCTCGCCAAGAGTACGACCTTAAAGACAACGCCATACGAAGCGAGATAATGAACAACCGAGAACTGATTGAGAAGAACTTTGAGAAACTTGAAATAATCGAACAAAGATTATATGAACTAAAGACAAACTAATGAGAACACTACTCCTAATAGCGTTTTTGCTATTCGCACCAAGCAACGTAATCACTAACGATGTAACTGCCGAAGTGGTTGTAATGCAGATAAACGCCAAATGGAATAAGCATCACAATATAGACCTAAAAGAATTAAAGGGATGTAAAGTAGAGTTTGGATGGTTAGAAGACCAACCACGCAGTTTGCAAAGTCAAGTCAAGACAGTTCCCATAGTGGTAATATTTAAGAATGGCACTCCTGTAAAACAATGGAACGCTGATTTAAGTTTTACCCTTGAAGTGAATTTAAGTGAGATACAAAGCGTAGTAAATACCTTATAATCGCCAAACACGGAAGTAAAAACGTGCCAAACACGGAAGTTATGAAATATTTTAATTACTTTGAGTTCGATTCGCCAGACGTACAAGGCTCTGGTCAGCTAATGAGCAAAGAACTCCTCGAGATACTCGATGAGGTAAGAGAAGATTACGGTAAGCCTATCCACATTACAAGTGGGTACAGAACGGAAGCTCATAATGCTAAGGTTGGCGGAAAAAAAGACTCAAGCCACCTAAAGGGTTTAGCTTGCGATGTAGCGTGTACTACATCAAGAGAGCGATTTCAACTTATTAGATTGTTCTTAGAATACGGAATTACAAGAATTGGTATTGCTGATACGTTTATACACATTGACATAGACGATGAGGATAAGTCGCCTAACGTAATCTGGACATACTAATGAAAAAGATACTTCAGTTTATTACAGGCGGTCTGCTTAGAGACATTGGCGATGTTATAGACAAGGTTACTACAACCGATGAAGAACGCTTAGACGCTAAGAGAAAGATTCAAGAACTATTAGAAAAAGCAGACAATGACGCTCAAACACAGGTTACAGAACGCTGGAAGTTCGACATGCAAAGCGATAGCTTTTTGTCAAAGAATATACGACCGCTTGTTATGGTATTTCTTACGACAGTATTTACCTTACTGGCATTTACCGATGGAAACATTGGACAGTTCTCAATACAGAAAGAATATATCCCTATATTTCAGACACTCCTCGTTACTGTTTACGGTGCGTATTTTGTTGGAAGAACTTGGGAGAAAGGCAGAAATAATGGCAAAAAAGATAGTTAACGCATACACTCCTTCTTCAAGGACTAAGCGACCAAACGTACATTCTAAGAATGCTTCTGTTGGACAGAGTGGTTGGAAGAAAAAGTATCGTGGACAAGGTCGTTAATAACTTTGTGAATTCAATACCCCTTTGTGAATTCAATAGGGGTATATTTGTAGCATAGATAGTTTCTGATGTCCAAAAGAACATCCTGTATCTTTTATTTGATTTTTGTTTTCATGTTAGGAAAAGTGGTAATCCCGTAAGGTTGCCACTTTTTTTGTATATTAGTGTCCAGAAACAATTTTGCGTTAATACACGCAAAAACGCAAAAACTAAGAAATGAACACAAATCAAAAGGGCTGTTTCGCTGAATATAGATTCGCCACTATGGCCATGAAGAATGGGTTTAATGTGTCTATGCCGTTATTAGATGCCTCGCCATACGATTGCTTATTAGAAAGAGGTGGAGAGATATTTAAGATTCAGATTAAGTTTATGTCTCGTTCCAAGAAGTATTTTAATCGCAACGATGACAATAAGTCTGAGGTTCGTATAATGAACAGAAAGTACGAAAAGAACGAGGTGGATTACTTTGCTGTATGGCACGACACCTACAAAGGATTCTTTATAATTGAGAACAAAGAACAAAGGTCTTTCAGCGTATCTCTATCTGATAGACACAAACAAAACTTCAATAATTTTGCAAAAATATCATAGAAACATTTGGTAGTGTCAGTTGGGATTACTACATTTGCACTATGGATATTTATGAAAAGTTGGTGGATATTCAGGGGAGACTGAAAGCACCAAAGAATCAAAGAAACAACTTCGGGAACTACAATTACCGCAGTTGTGAGGACATTTTAGAGGCTGTTAAACCTCTACTTACAGAACATAAACTTGTTCTGACAATCAATGACTTTATCGAGAATCACGGAGTGTTGTTTGTACACGCCACAGCTACTTTATCTGATGGCGAGAAAACAATATCTGTATCAGCACAAGCTGGTATTGACGTAAACAAGAAAGGTATGGACATCGCTCAGTCATTTGGTAGTAGTTCATCATACGCACGGAAATACGCTTTAAACGGCTTATTTTTGATTGATGATACCAAAGACTCAGATGCAACTAAT